CATTCATATCAGGTACATCAAATGGCAACTATGCATTAGCAAGTAATACATCATTCAGCGCCAATTTAGCAAACGGGTCTATTACTGCTACAACCTTTGTAGGTACTTTAAGCGGTGCGGCAACGTCTGCTGGTTCTGCGACTACAGCCGGTTCTGCGACTACAGCAGGAACAGTAACAACAAACGCACAAATTAATATTACAAGTGTTGGAACACTAACAAGTTTGGGGTCATCCGGTAACATTACTGCACCAAATTTTATTGCAAATACTGGTTATTTTATATCATCAGTAGGTACTGGTATATCGGCTGCAGGAACTGTTCAAGGTAATGCAACGGCAATAACAAAACAAATTAATGTTGTAAGTACTGTAGCATCAGGCGCCGGAGTAGTATTGCCAACTGCAGTAGCAGGTATGACAATTTATATTACAAATACTAGTGCAAATAGCTTATTAGTATATCCAGCTGCCAATACTGCAATAAATGCATCAGCAGCCAATATTGCTATTACCCAAGCATCTAAAGCAACATTACAATTTATAGCACCTACAACTACTCAATGGTATAGTGTAGGCGCAACATACGCATAAGGAATTTAAATGGTAACAATAGAATTATTAACAGCTATGTGTCCTAAAACAAAACGCTCTACATTAGAGGGTTTTGTTGAGCCACTAAACACAGTAGCAGAATACTATGAGATGTTTGAGAACCCAAGACGGTGTGCTGGATTCTTAGCACAGATAGCACACGAAAGTGGTGGTTTCAACGCTGTTGTTGAAAACTTAAACTACTCAGCTAAAGGTTTGATGGGTACTTTTAAAAAGTATTTCCCTAATGAAGAACTAGCAAAGCAATATGAACGCAAGCCAGAAATGATTGCTAATCGTGTTTATGCTAATCGTATGAAGAATGGCGATGAGAACAGTGGTGATGGATTTAGATTCAGAGGTCGCGGATTGATTCAGTTGACCGGTCGTGATAACTACACACGTTTTGCAGAAGCATTAGATATGAGTATTGAAGATACAGTTAGATATTTAGAAACACCAAATGGTGCTGTTGCTAGTGCTGGTTGGTTTTGGGATAATAATAAACTAAATCAATTCTGTGATAAAGATGATTTCATTACATTAACAAAACGTATCAATGGTGGAACAATTGGCTTAGAAGATAGAAAACATCACTATCACTTAGCACTACAACACTTAGGCGCACATTAATATGGCACAACCAAATTGGAATACAACTGCTGGTTCATTAGGAACATTTCCAGCTACTATAGCAATGCTGACTCAGTTATCAGCATCAGCAGTTGCACCTGCAACCTCAATAACATATATATTATTAAGTGGATCATTGCCACCTGGCATATCTATCAGTAATAGTGGGTTGATCAGTGGAACACCAACATTAGTAACAAGTGATACTACTAGTATATTTACTATTAGGGCAACTGATAATTTATCCAATATACGTGATAGAACATTTTCAATAAAAATATCTGGTGTCGCTATCCCGGAATTTACGACACCAGAAGGAAGTATTCTTAACACACTTGATAGTGTTTGGATTGAATTGCCTATTGGGTACAATAACCCTGATAATACTAATGCTGTTATAGTTGAATTACAAGAAGGATCTTTGCCACCGGGATTAGAAATTAATGACGCAGGATTAATTAGAGGTTATGCTAATCCACCTATGGTTAATATTACATTAAATGAAGTTCAAACCAATGCAACTCTTACTGCTATTACTAGTAATTTAATCACTTGTACTAGCACTAATGATTTTATTATAGGTAGACCGGTCACTTTTACAGATACAGCGTTTGGCGACATAGTTGAAGATACTACCTATTATATAAAAACAGTTAATAGTGCTACTACATTTACAATATCAGCAACTCAGAACGGTCCTGTATTTGCGTTATCAGACGGTACTGGGTCTATGAATGTTACATTGTCAGCAATATCAGTGGGTCAACCTACAATTCGTACATATTCGTTTATTCTTAGATTATTAAGTAATTTAGGTGGAGATACCGCATCATATACTATTACTGTGGTGAATCAAAATACTCCTATTAGTCAAGGAGGACCAGGGTACACTCCAAACTCACGTATACCTACTATACTTAATACAAGACCATTAACATATAATATAACTGATACTGATCCGTATTACGGCTATTATATATTACCGCCGGTTGCTACTACAGTAAATGCATCTATTGGTACTCTTACTAGTGGAGAATATTTTGCATTTAAAATTATCGGAAATGATTTTGATGGTAATCCTCTACAGTATGAATATATTAATTTACCCACTGATTTAACTGGGGATACTGTAACAGGATGGATAACCGGAACACCTATATTAAGTTCAACTGGGTTAAGCACATATAATTTTGCAGTTAACACATATAAATCTGGCAATCCTAGTATTAGAACACCTAATTTTAACTTTACTTATAATGTAAGTAATCAGATTAATGGTGAGATTGTTTGGGTTACACCTAGTGATTTAGGAACTATATTTAATGGAACAGTTAGTACATTAAGTGTTAATGCTATATCTGATACTGAATTATCATATAGGATAGTATCTGGATCATTGCCTCCTAATTTAATTATATTAGATAATGGTGAAATAACAGGTAGAGTAGCAGATCAACCAACAACTGAATTATTAACCCAAAATGCAGAAACATCTTTTACATTTACTATTCAAGCATATTCTAAATTATATGCAGTTGTTCAATCTACAAAAACATTTAATGTAACTGTACTACAAGAATACACTCAACCTACTGATACATTATATATTAAGGCTGCTCCTAGTGTCAATGATAGAAATATTATAAATTCATTATTAGAAAGCACTACATTAATTCCCGAATCAATGTTATATAGACCAAATGACATATATTTTGGTAAGGCAACTAGCGTTATATATGAACACGCATATGGAATATATGCAAGTGATATTGATGAATATTTAGCCGCAGTAACACAAAATCACTATTGGAGAAATATTACATTAGGTGAATTAAAAACTGCTATAGCAAAAAATAATGCAGGGGATATTATTTATGAAGTTGTTTATAGTGAAGTAATTGATAATTTAGTTAATAAACAAGGTATAAGTATAAGTAGTAGTATATATTGGCCTAGACCAATCGATTTGGGTTTAGGTCCATGGTATACAAGTATTACTGATATATATGCCAGTTATTCCACTGTATTAGGTCAAGAATACTATACAAGTTTAACACCGGGTTATGCCAGAACGTTATATCCAAATAGTTTATATAATATGCGTAATAGGGTTGCACAGGTTATAGGACAAGAATACGATAGTAGGCTACTTCCATTATGGATGACCAGTGAACAGACTAATGGCGGAACATTAGGTTATACTCCAGCTTGGGTAATATGTTATACTAAACCCGGGTTCGCAGAAACAATAAAAACTAATATAGAAAATAATTGGCAGTATACATTAAATCAAATCAATTTCAAAATTGATAGATTTAGTGTTGATAAGAGTGAAACATACAATTATGATAAAAAACTAAATCCACCTGCTTGGACTGGGTTACCGAGTGCTACTCCTGTACCTGATCCACTTGATAGTAAGGATTTTTATGTATTATTCCCTCGACAAACAATTTTGCCAGACGAAACACAGTACTAAATATATAACGGAACAAAAAGAATATGAGCACAATTAACACAAACGGTATTAACGTAAATTATCCTGTACCCGGGGTGAATAACAATAGTCAAGGGTTCAGAGATAACTTTGCGGCCATCAGAACTAATTTAAACACTGCTGGAACAGAAATAACAGATTTACAAAACAAAGTTGTAGTTAAATCTGCACTTGCTAATACAACAGTGAACAATGATATGGCTAATACTCTTATTAGCAATGCACTAACCCGTAGTTTTAGAGCCAGTACATATAACCTAGGCGGTGCAATAAGTGGAACTATATTAATTAACGCATCATTGGGTGATGTACAGTATGGTACTATTGCCGGTAATACTACTATTCAATTTGCAGGATGGGCACCTACTGGTACACAAAGTAATCTACAATTACAACTTGCTGTCTCTAATAGTCAAGCAGTTATCACATTCCCTACAGAAGTTACATACGGTGTTACTTCACTAGAAAACTATGCTAATGTTGCTAATGTTCCCACTGTTTCTATTCCATATGGTGTAACACAACTAGATTATAACTTCAGTACAGTTGATTGCGGCAATACTATTACAGTAGAACCATATAATAATAATAGAATAGCATCACAAGTTCAACAACGTACTCCTTCCCCTACAGGATTTCAGGGTGATGTTTTGGGTGATATAGCTGTAGATACTGAATATGTTTATGTATGTACCGCATCGTATAACTCTACGGCAAATACAGTTGCAATTGCAAATGCAACTGCAACTGGTAATTTACTAACAGTTTCTAATACAGGTAGCTTAACCTTAAATGATCCTATCATTTTTACAGGTGCTAATGTAACACAAGCCAATTTAGTTGCAAACACAATATATTATGTTAAAGCTATTGCATCCGCAGGTGCAAATGGAACAATTTCTGTAAGTGATTCAAGAACTTCAGGAACTGCGGGAGCTAATGTCACATTAACAACAACTGCAAACGGGTTCAGTGCAGTTACATATAATGGTACTGATATCTGGAAAAGAATTGCACTAACAACGTGGTAATAAATATTTGAATGGAACACCCGTTCATCTCATCACTATCTGATAAAACACTAGAAGAATTGCAAGGTTCCATATCGGACTTAACTAAAAAGCTTAACTTTGCATATCGTATGCAAAATAGTGCAATGATCCATCAATTGAATATGGTAATGGAAAGTTACCGAGCAGAATATGGTCGCAAAATGGATGAGTTGCTTAAAAAGCAAGGTGATAAAACCAAAATTAACATTCAAAAAGAAAGCTAAAATTGACTACACGCATAGAACGAGATTTTTCATTTCAAGCAGGTGTTTATTTTAAAGACGAATTTTTAATGAACATCTACACTATATCAGTATATATGGAAGTAGAAACTGAATCCATTAGAGAACAAAATGTAGCAATGGAAAGAATTAAATACTTTCTAAATGAATGTTTAGAAAACAGTATTTTTGTTCAGAATACTGAACATAAAACAATTGAGAAATATTCATCTTGTGGTTTTAAGATATGCACTTTGCCAGAAGAACCATATGACCAAATAATTACAATAATGTTATTAACTAAACTGAATAGCATTACTGAAGGTAGATTAATAATCACTGATATTACATTAGGATCACGTATAAGCGATCAAGTTAAGTTTAGTTATGGGATTGAAAGTAATAGAGGACCATTTGAAGAACCTGGTTGGTGGTCAGATACAGGTACCATCATTTGTGACCCTATTAAAACTTCAGTCAAAAAAGATAAGATTGTTAAATTATTCAAAACTGTACCGTCTGATTGGGCAGAGTTTAATTTGATTTGGAAAGAAAAAAATCACAAATCTAAAAGTGAAATTGTCTTTACAACCGAACAAGAAAAATAAATGACCAAACTAGTTGAGTAAATCTCAATACTATGTTATAATATACGTATGAAGACGGATATTTATGGTCAATTAATATACAATCAAAATGACTTGTGTGAGTTGTTTTTACAAGATCCAACACGTACAGTTAACAATGCATTAGTAGATACTATCATTGAGTTTAATGGTTTTCTTTCAATAGAAAACATTCCTAATTTAAAACAATATCAAGACCCGAAACTCTCTCTTGAAGACTTTGACCAAATAAATCAAAAAGTTTGGCATATGCCCAAAGAATATCATGAAATAGATATTGCTAAATTTGTATTAGATCAATGCAAAAGTGAGGCAGAACTACAACGTGCAGGGGAAGAATTATTAAAGTTCCAAGAACGTAATATGTTTGTGTTATTGCAATACTTAAAGTATCTAGTAGACACAATGCGCAAAAACAATATAGTTTGGGGAGTAGGGCGTGGTAGTAGTGTTGCTAGTTTTGTATTGTTTTTGATAGGCATACACCGTATAAATAGTTTGTACTATGACTTATCTATCGATGAGTTTTTAAAATAAGGAGAAAAGTATGAGCAAATATAGAACAGCAATGGGTAAAGTAGTTGATATGTCCACACTAACTGCAAAAAACGAAAAAACTAGAGCAGTGGGTAATATGAAAGTTAATGCACGTGGTGACACCATCGATGCACACGGACAAGTTATTAGAACAGCTACAGCCAAAGTTAATGACGCATATGGCAAAACAGTGGGTAACCGTTCAGCACAACCAGTTAAAAATAAGCAAAAGGCAGCACCAATAGTACCTAAAAATATTAATTTATCGGAACTCAATGAAATTGAACGTGAAATAGAAGAATCATTTGAAGATGATTTAGAAGTTGAAAAGATTAAAGCACAGGAAATTAAAGGTAAGAAATGAGCGATTTAAGCGCATACAGTAAACCGGCATTTAGCCCAACAAAAGTTGATAAGTTAACGTTCTTCAAGGATCATATCATAGTAAGTGATATGAAGTTTGACCAACGTATTACAGCAGGTGGTATTATCTTAATGGACGATGATAAAAAGAGTTCTGGTATTCGCCCACGTTGGGCAAAGATTTATGGTCTAGGGCCAGATGTAAAAGACCCTGACTTACAAATCGATAAATACATCCTTATTAGTCACGGACGTTGGACACGAGGTATCAAAGTTGAGACTCCTTTGGGCGAAGTCACGTTGCGTAAAGTCGATCCTGGTGATATACTCTTAGTATCGGATGAGCCGATGGAAGATGAAACAATGAGCGATAAGGTATATTAAAATGGCAATTTGGACGATTAGAACACATTACAAGAAATCGTGTGAACAACGAGAATTCTTTTATCAACGTGAGGGTGATGGAAAGATTATTTCTACAGATGGTTTCCGTCGTTGTGAATATACGATTGAAACTACAGATGATGAATTTCCGGACATTCAATTTGAAGAAATGCCTAATGGTGACGGCAAGAAAGATAGCATTGACTTAAACAGTCTAATGGGTGATAACATTGACAACGTTGAACTTGTCGAAATGTTTGATGGAGGTTGCTGGGGCGATATTGAGTTTGAAGGTCTAGCTGAGGATGAGGAAGAAAAACTCCGTGAATTCATAGACGAAGAAGGTTTATACTCACTAGAAGATGAAGGTAATTGGTACCTAAGTGACACAGAAGTTTGGGTATGGGGACCATTAGAAGTAGAAGATGAAAATGGTAATGTACGTATTATCATTGCTGATGCTGATGGTAATGTTATTGATTTTGTTGAGGAAGAATAATGAGAAATTGGTTTAGACAAAAATTACACAACTTTATATTCCCTCAAGATAATCTTGAGGTTGTAGAAACAAAATCTCATAGAAGAGGAGTTCTTGTTAGAGGATCAAGCCTTGACAGTAGAGGTATGAGTTTTACTATTCATCAAGCTAGTGGTGGATATGTACTAGAGTACTCATCATATGATGACAAGACAGATAGACACAATCACAATTTACATATCATTCCTTCTGACCAAGATATGGGTCAGGGTATCGCACACATAATCACACTGGAAATGTTAAGAAAATGAATAAGAAACTTTGGGTAGAATCATACAGGCCATCAACAGTAGCAGACTATGTGTTTGTAGATGAACGACAAAAGAATCAAGTAGAGGGCTGGGTTAAAGATGGTTCTATCCCGCATCTACTACTATCAGGTGATCCGGGTACAGGCAAAACAACGCTTGCTAAGGTATTGATCCACGAACTTGGTGTAAGTGATTATGATGTATTAGAAATCAATGCCTCACGTGAAAATAGTGTTGATGTTGTACGTAACAAGATTGTTAACTTTGTACAAACAATGCCTTTTGGTAACTTTAAAGTTGTTTTACTTGACGAAGCAGATTACTTGACACCAGCTGGGCAAGCGGCATTGCGTAATGATATGGAAGCATATCATATGACTGCACGATTTGTTTTAACTTGTAACTATCAGCACAGAATTATTCCTGCATTAAAATCACGTTGTCACGAGTTTCACATTACAAAAACAGATAAAACAGAGTTCACTGCGAGAGCGGCAACTGTGTTAGTAAGTGAAAATATTGAGTTTGATTTAGATGATTTGGATAGTTATGTACGTGCTACATATCCAGACTTACGCAAATGTTTGAATCAGTTACAAGTTAATAGTAGTACAGGTAAGTTATTGTCATCACAAACTCAAAGTAGTGGTGAAGATGAATTACTAGTAGAGGCAACTAATTTGTTTAAATCAGGGAAAATCCTTGAAGGTAGACAACAGTTATTACAATATATTGCATTGTACCCTACTCGGATTGAAGATACATATGCATGGATGTATCAGAATTTAGATTTATGGGGTAAGTCTAATGAAAAGCGTGATGCTAGTATTATTGTTATTAGAAATGGTTTAGCTAATTTAAGTATGGTAGGTATACCTGAAATATCATTGGCAGCCACACTAGTATAATTAACGGGTGATTTATGAGATATTTATTGATTACATTCATGAGAAAGCCCGGCGGGCAGATTGACGAACAAGTTACTGTATCTAAACGTATTAAACCAAGCGACTTGCAGACCTGTAATGTTATTTTAGACTATGCAAAAAAGAAAGTAGAGAAGTGTGTTATTGAGGGTAAAACCTTAGATAGAGAATGGGATCGTATGCACGAATATTATGAACGAATTTATCCTAATCTTATTGCACAACTTGAAAAAGAAGCAAGTATTACAGAAAAGACAAACGGGGCCTAAGCCCCATTTTATTAACTATATAAGTTAAGCACGTGTTCAATTATGCAATGGCGTTGAACATCTTTTAGTTCAAACTTACATAACTGCAATCCCGGAATCACCCCCTTCCTCAATCGATTTTGTAAGTCTAATAGCCCATTGTCGGCTGTTTTACGATCGGCTTGTTCAATGTCACCAGTAATTACAATCTTACTACCGACGCCGATTCTGGTCATAATCATTTTGAGTTGACCCGGGGTTGCGTTCTGTGCTTCATCTAATACTACCCAACTGTGTTTGAAATTTCGACCTCGACAGAATGCTAGAGGTGCGATTTCCACTATTTGTTCTTCTAGCATGTGGGTTATTTCTTTTGTGGTATAGTACTCACGCAGTACATCTAATAATGGTCTCGTCCAAGGTTCCATCTTTTGATTGATATCTCCTGGTAAGAAACCGTGTTTCTCATCATCGACACCTACAGCAGGTCTGGATAAGATAATCCTATCACATTCACCATTACGCATAGCTTTAATCGCAGCCTGCATTGCTAAGTAAGTTTTTCCAGTACCCGCAGGCCCTGTGACAACAACAATATCTGTTTGTTCATCAAGTAGTGCGAGGATGTAATTTTCTTGGTTAACTGACTTAGGTATGAGATGTACAGGTTTTTTATTGACCCTTAATTCTCGTTGTGCTTGTGCGAAATCTATCGTTTTTGATTCATTTGTATAGAAAGTTTGATTATCCTGTTTTTTATTGTGTGAAAATCGTGTGTCTTGTGTTCGTAATGCGCTAGTTTTTCGTTTGCTCAAGTTAATTCTCCTTTGTAGAGCGGTGAGTTCTCATAACACTCAAATTTATTTAAGGTCAATACTTAGTGTCATAGTAGCATACTTATTGTGTAGTACTCTAGCATAAATATTAGGCTACGGTATGATTTATTGTTATTTGATGTATTCAAACCACAAAAGATAAATACTACATATGAAAACCGCAGACGATTTTTTTAACAACGTTGATTATGTAAGCATAATCGATACCGTTAAGGGTATATTTACCAGTGACGGAACTATGGCCGTTTTACTTGACTTTGAACGAGTATTAGACGAAGCTGATTTATATGCTTTTAAAAACTGGGAATTGGGTGAATTAGTCCAAGGTCCAGACGTTAAAAGATATACAGTATCCTGTGTCTTTATGTATCCATACAAGCTAATGCCTGACCCACGCGGTGCAAAAAGACTTGTTAGCGTAGGATGTAAAATCAAGTTTAAAAAGACTAAAATCAAAGTTCCTGTAGCGGTTACAGAACCAGATGATTATATTCCCGGTACACGATATCCAAAGACTGCTATGCGTGAAGTATGGTTAATCTATATTGAAATGCCTAAAGAATTAATGGATGATATCAAAGAAGGTAGTATCGATTTAGCAGGTCAAACAATTGACTTAAATGAATTAGATAATGCCTATGATGATGATTTGGATAAAGAAGATACGGGTGAAAAAGACGACCAAGAGCAAGATCAAATGGATCAAACCGGCACAGCAGATCCTGGATTAGGTGCTCCATTACCACAATTGTAATATGACTAACAAAACTATATTAACTGAAGGATTAGACTACCATGACCTTGAAGGTCAAATGTTACCTATTGTAAGTGTTGATGAATATGCCGCACATATGGGTAAAGATAGCGAAATTGTAACATTAGCATTTACAGTTAAAAGCGAAGCAGCCGGCAAAGATTTAGGTGACTGGTTTGAACGTGGATATGATTGGGTGTTAGATGCACAAGTAAGTGAGGGTGAAGTAAAGCCTGGACAATATCTTGTATTCGTTGAAATGAATCGTAGAACAAGTGTACCTAAACGCATCATAGAATTATTAGATGATTTAGAAACATTGACTGCGTTATCAGTAAAAGACTGGACAATAATTGTTGACGAAGAAGAATATCAACCTGAAGAAGATATATTAAAACAAGTTATCACCATTAGTCCTCATCAATATCGTGAAGAAATTGAGCCCGAGGAAGAAGAAAAAATCAATGAAATGCGTGAATGTGCGGGATTAGAAGTTAAAGCTATTCATGCTGATAAACAAGATGCCGCTATTAAAGCATTTAAATCAATGGCAGGACTATAAAATATGGCAACAATATTACCTAAGAAGGCTGGATTTGAACAGCCCATGGCATTAGACGATGATCACCACGAAGCACTTGCGGCTGACCCAACAATACAACAATTTCCACAAGGTAGTAGTTATGGTACAAACACATCATTTAGCGGGGCTTCAGCATTTGGCTCACCTTCGGCAGGAAGCTTCGGTAGCGGTTCGTTTGGTTCATCAGGATCGTTCTCAAATCCCGGATTCAATCAACAATCAAGTTCAGGATTTGGAAGCACACAGAATGTCAATCAATCAAACAGTAATCAACCAGTACTTACTGGTGCCGCACCAACAAATGCCGCCAGTGGTGCAGATGTACTAGTTGCTAACGACAATACAGACTGGATTAACAAAAAATGGCGTCCAGTTATGGGTTGGATCTATATGCTAACTTGTACTATGGACTTTGTTATATTCCCAATACTATGGAGTTTATTACAAGCATTAAGTAAAGGTAGTGTCACTATGCAGTGGCAACCATTAACATTGCAAGGTGCTGGACTATATCATATCGCTATGGGTGCTGTTCTTGGTATTGCGGCTTACGGTCGTACAAAAGAAAAGATTGAGGGTAAATCTTAATTTGACAAATAGTAGTAATGTGCTATAATAGTTAAATGGAACATTATCAAACTTTGGGTGTATCTAAAAACGCTAGCCCCGATGAAATTAAAAAAGCATATCGTAAGTTAGCAAGTCAACACCATCCAGACAAGGGTGGTGATACTTCTACCTTTCAAACAATTCAAACAGCATACGATATATTAAGCAATCCCGAAAAGCGTCAACAATACGATAATCCAATGCCTCAAGGATTCTCTCAGGGGTTTCCGGGTGGAGGAACTCATTTTAATATGAATGGATTCAATATGGATGAGTTGTTTGGGCAAATGTTTAGACAACAACAACATCAACGTAATAATGTTTTTAGAACTACATTTTGGATTACGTTAGAACAAGTATATTTAGGTGGCGAAGAAGTATTGAAATTACAAACACCTTCTGGAATGCATATGGTAAAAGTTAATATACCAAAAGGAATTCCAGATGGTGGACAGGTAAGATATGAAAAAGTTATAGAATCAAATGATTTAATCGTAGAATATAGAATACATAATCATTTAAAATATGATAGAAAATTAAATGACCTGTATTGTAATCATCAAATTTCTGTATTAGATTTGATTGTGGGTACTAGTTTTGAATTTACTACTATTGGCAATAAAACATTGGAAGTAACAGTGCCATCCAAAACACAACCACATATGCATTTAAAATTAGGCGGACACGGATTACCAATTCACGGTACAAACGCATATGGCGACCAAATAATATTGCTAAAACCCTTCATACCTGATATAATAGATACACGAATAACTGATAGCATTTTACTATCTAAAATACAGTAAATATTTTTTTTAAAGGAACTGGATGTGAATAATTCACCCGAAATCGAATCAATCATTGAACAAGCAATTGATTATGCTAAAAAACGTAAACATCAATATTGCACAATAGAACATTTACTGTTAGCCTTAGTAACCCATACTCCATTCAAAAAATGTTTGGATAGTTTTGGTTCTGATACTGATATGATGATTCAGGAAGTTACTGCATATATCGACAGCTTACACGCTATTGTTGCTATTGTAGATCCTGACGTAGAAGTACAACCACGTAAAACAAACAGTTTAGAACGTGTAATGAATCGCTCTGTGACTCAGGTATTGTTTACTGGTCGTAGACAAGTTACAACTATTGACTTATATCTTTCTATGGCAAGTGAGGGTAACAGTCACGCACATTATTTCTTATTAAAGTATGGTATTAATAAGAATGAGTTTGTGGCACACTGGCAAAAGACATATAAAGGTTCAGAATTTACTGCTAAACTTACAAATGACCAAGCAGATGAAATCCTTGAAGAATACACAACTAATCTAACTAATCTTGCACGTTCAGGTAAACTAGAACCATTAATCGGTCGTAGTAAAGAACTTGACGATATTGTTAATGTTCTTGCTAAACGATTTAAATCAAATGTGTTGATGGTTGGTGATCCCGGTGTCGGTAAGACTGCAATTGCAGAGGGTCTTGCAACCATGATTGCGGATAAAACAGTACCTGAATTCTTGCTTGACCATGAGCTATATTCACTTGAAATTGGTGCGTTGCTTGCTGGATCTAAATATCGAGGTGATTTTGAAGAAAAAGTTAAAGCGGTACTAGATGCATTAAACACTAAACGCAAAGCAGTATTGTTTATTGATGAAGCACACACAATGAAAGGTTCTGGTGGTAGTACTAGTGGGTCAATTGACTTTGCTAATATGATTAAACCTGCAATTACTAAAGGTACATTAAAAGTTATAGCAAGTACAACTTGGGAAGAATTCTATGAATCTTTTGAGAAGGATCGTGCGTTAATGCGTAGATTCTATCGTATTTCAATTGATGAACCATCACACGATAGTACCGTTCGTATCCTTAAAGGCCTAAGCACACGATTGAATGACTTCCACGATGTTGAAATTTCAGAAGAAGCAGTTAATTCCGCAGTAGAGTCAGCCGCACGATATATTCACGACCGTAAAAATCCAGATAAGTCAATTGATTTGCTTGATGCGGCTTGTGCTAAACAACGTGTTGCAGGTAATAAAGGTGCAATTATTACAAAAGACTTGATCCACGAACAAGTTGAACGATTTACAGGTGTACCTGCTGATAAACTTAATGGTGATAACTTTGACCGTATTAATAGCCTTGAGGTCAATATCAAAGGTAAACTATATGGTCAAGATGAAACTATTGAACAGGTCTTAGAACGTGTATATGTTTCATTTGCTGGTATTGGTAATGAATCAAAACCAACAGCAAGCTTTATCTTCTTAGGCCCAACAGGTACAGGTAAAACAGAGTTAGCTAAGTTATTAAGTAAAAACCTTGATATGCCATTACTCAAATATGATATGTCAGAATATGGTGAAAAACATTCTGTGTCAAGTTTGATTGGTCCTCCCCCTGGTTATGTTGGCTTTGGTGATAGTCAAGTTGGCGGTGGTAGATTAATCAATGACTTAAGCAAGAATCCACATAGCATTTTATTGTTTGATGAGGTAGAAAAAGCTCACCCTGATATTTTTAATATCTTTTTACAGATGTTAGATGAGGGTCGCATTACAGGAAGTAACGGCAAAGAAGTTAACTGTAAGAATACTATCATTATTATGACAAGTAACTTGGGTAGTGCTGATAGTGAAAAGAGCAACATTGGATTTGGATCACCAGAGAAAATAGGTGAGGATGATAAAGCAATGCGTGACTTCTTCAAACCAGAATTTAGAAATCGTGTTGATTTGATTTGTAAGTTTAAGAAACTTGATACTCTTGCTATTAAGAAGATTGTTGTTAAATTTACGGAAGAATTAAAGAAATCATTGTTTGATAAACATAACATTAGTTTAAATTTAAGTGAACCAGTTGTTGATTACTTAGCAGAACAAGGTTACGATAAGAAGATGGGTGCTCGTCCGTTAAGTCGTAAGATTGATGAGTTGATTCGTGTACCGTTAAGTAAGAAAGTGTTGTTTGAACGTATTAAGAATGCGGCAGTTACTTGTGTAATGGTAGATGATAAAATTGAATTTAATGTTGTACAAAAAGCTATTGCGAAAGTAGGAGAAGATGGGATTATTGAAATCAGTCAGTAATGTACCGGGCATAGATTATTATGATTACCGAGATAGTGAATATTACAATAAGTTCACTTATCGGGTAAGATTTGTAATGCCCAGTATTAGATATATCATCAATGAGCTAACTGTAGAGGGTTTGATGAAACGGTATAATGCTACTACTGGTTGGAGAGTCATCAAAGAAAGTGACAGACCAATGGTTACTGAAGACCTAAACTCACTCAAACAATTAATAGAATTACGTAAATCAGGTAAAAAAGACGGTACTGCAACTGTTAGGTTAGAGTGGAATACAGTATCAATTTTTAGTAATGACTTATCTTTTTTGAAAACTATTGAAAATCTCAAGCCCGATCTTGAATGTACATATACACAGGTACAAACAAATAATTTTGTAGGTGTAAAGTCATTTGTTAAAGAGCCTAAACATAAGTTTAGAGTATATTTAAAATCTAAGATAGTTAAGGGTGAGTTAATACCACAGCTTGATACCCTATTAAAACGCACACCTAGTTTGTATCCCTGTAATTCATTAAAAAATTGGTTACTAGGTGCATTACTTACTACAAATCAATATTCTTGGAGATATCGTTTTACTAGCCCTATTCATTTCATTGATTATGACGATGAAAGTACATTAAGCTATCTAGCATTAATGCACGGTGATTATCTCGGAAAACGCTATAAATTAGAAAAACGTCCTGAACCTATCTAAAATGATGAATACTGATAAATAAGTGTGAGTCGCGGCATTACCAGTGCCCACTCACTCTAATGCTACAAGGAGCAATCAGTATGACTATTTATTATGTTTACGCCTATTTGCGTAAAACAGGAACACCTTATTATATAGGTAAAGGTACTGCTCGTAGAGCATGGGCTCCTCACCGTACTAAAATTAATGGGGTATGGGTTGGTCCGCAAACACCTAAAGATAAATCTAAAATTATCATAGTTGAATCTAATCTAACCGAAATGGGTGCGTTTGCATTAGAGCGTAGAATGATTCGTTGGTATGGTAGAAAGGATAATGGAACCGGTATACTTTATAACAAAACAGACGGGGGTGAAGGGACATCTGGGAGAATTTGTTCGGACGAACAAAAAAGAAAACATAGTAAGATTATGAAGGGTAGAAAAACAGGACCGCAAACACCTGAACATAGTAAAAATATTAGTCTATCTAAGACAGGAAAAAAGAGACCCGATGTTAGTGCCTTAAAATTAGGAAAAAGCAACACGTTAACTCATAACAATAATATTCGTAAAAGTCTATTAGGCAAGAAACATAGTATTGTGATTTGTCCGCATTGTGAAAAATCAGGGGGCGCGGCAAATATGACAAGATATCATTTTAACAATTGCAGGAAAAGATAAATACAACAACAGGAGTATTTACCATGGCAAAGATTGTCGAAGATGTATTAGTCATCAAATTTAGTAAAATCGTTAAGGATAGCGAAGAAGAAGGTGGTTCTATCGCTAGTCCTGATATCCAAGCGGCTTTAGAACAAGTTGCCCAAGAATTAATTGGTGATAGTGTAGTTGTTGAGGTTGTAAAAGCATAATGAGCCAATCAACCACACT